AGGTACACCAAAAATTATATAATCACCAGATTCATTTGTTGTTGTGGTATACTTATAATATTTTTCATATATTTCTAAAGTGGTTCTATCATCTAAAACCTCTCTTTTTTTAGGAAAAGTACCCACAGGTGTATGATCTAAACTTTGTTGGTTTTGAGGTAATAGATTATATCTAATACCATTTTCATTTTTTTGATCGGAAAAAGGTTGTGTGTAATTATAAATCGCAGATTTTACTGTATTATCTAAATCCGCCTCATCTACAGGTACGAATATTGAAACTTTTACGTTTGGTACTCCAAATCCATCATTAACAATAACTCTACCTGCAACAACACCATAATCTGAACAAAATGACTGATATTCTTCGTTCTGAGAAATTTTTAAGCTTAGTAATTCTAAGAAATCATAATTTTGGTTAAGATCTACATCAACCTTTAGATAACCATTATCTTGTCCTGGTTTAGTTCTAATTCTATATGATTTCGACATCTAAAAATCACTATTTTTTTTATTGTTATTTTTCTTGTACTTCAACATCACTAACATCAACTAGTTCACTTCCTTCTTCATACCCTCTATTATTAGCAAATTGTCTTTCTCTTTTTTTATTTTCTCTATTTTCTCTAAAAGTCGTATATCTTTTTAATAAACCAGTAAAGAATCCTCTAAATTTTTTAGTAATTTTATCTAACTTCTTAGGTATAAAGAAAAATATAAATATTTGTCCAATTAATACTACTAATATTAATGGAAGTGCTGCCGTTACGACTATAAATGCTAAAAGTTTATATACAAAAACACCATTTTCTAACCCACTTTCTTGTAAAGTATTGTTAATCGCATTTAAATTACTACCAACCCCACTTTTCTCTTTTTTCTCTTTTTTTTGTTTACATGTTTTACATCCCATAACTTTAATTTTATTATAAAACTAATTCATTTTTTTAAAAAGTAATTATTATGAAGTAGAAATTGTGACTTTAATATCTCTATTTGGGTATTTGATTTCGAACATTGCGTTTGGTTCCCCAAATAAAGTATATTTACCTAATAAGTCTATCTGTTTAGTTTCATCATCAATATAAGGTTGGGCAACTTCATTTAAAGAGTACTTACCATTTTCATTAACTTTATTAAATACTCTTAAATCTGTAACATTTAATACACCACCGACATTGTTAATATTTTCAACTAATTGAGAAATATAAATATTATCACCCATATCCCATTTGTTGATGTCAAAATATTCTGTAACACTATTTATAACTCCACTTACAATTTGTCCGTTTGGTACTGATTTTTCCGCAAAAATATCTATCTCTAAACCTAAATTTAAAACTCTACCATTTTTTATTGTTATATAATCATTAATCATTCTATAATCTGCCAAATATTCTGCAATGTTTTGTTTTAATGCAGATGTTGCTTGTGTAGTAATTTTTCCACTAGAGTCTAATGCTAATATTGACACATTAATTTTATTTCTTTCTTCCCAAACACCTGTTCTAAAAGGGACACCAAACTTACCAGGCATTAATGGTATTCTGCTTTGGTAGTCTTTTATAGTGACACATCTGTTTTGTGCGGAAAAATTGTATCTAACTAAATTTCTTATTTCATCCACAGAAGGTATTTCTTTACCACCCAAAGCAGGAATAGGGTTATTAACTGTTATACTATTACCTATATTTGTATTTATATTCGAATCATCACCATTAATTACAGTACTAATTACACCTAATGTATTAATAGTATTTGGTCCTATGTTAGTGTCTTCACCACCACCCACTCTATATCTCACATACAAAGTATTACTTGGTAGTGGAATTTCACCTAAAGATAAATTATTAATAATTTTACCTATTCTATCAATTTGACCTCTACACCCAACAAAGTTATTTAATTCAGAAACATCTTCATCACCCGCACCAAATATAATTTTACAAAAACCATTGTCTGTGTATTCCTTAATAAACCTTTGTGGTGAATTTTTCCATTTACCTACTACAATACCATCTTGATCTGAAACACCATTAGGGTCTTCAACATAAATTTGATTCTGTGCCAATGCAGGTACCTCATACCAATTTAGATTAAAATCTGTAAATTCTTCCTCTGTAGGTGCAGTTGTTAAATTAGTTCCTTCTTTAGTGATAATATTTTCAATAGAGAGTACATTATCTTCTGGTAAAACAATTTCTAAAAAAGGTCTGAAGTCAGAGGTACTTAAAGTTTTTTTATATATTTTAGTAAAACCATTAACCATTATCTCTCTTTTAGTTAAAGAATAGTTTTGTATTATACCGTTACCATCTATATTTGGTATAATTAACCTGTTTGGTATCCCACCTGTTGTAAATGGAGAAGCAAAATCACAATCTTCTAATAACTCAAATACTTTACCTGCACCTGTAGCTTGTGAACCTTTTATTATTTTAGGTGCATAACTTTCATCAAATCCCGAACCCTTCACAGGTATATTAGTTACTGTCCAATCTACTATAGTAATACTAGGTCTTTTTCCTGGTATATTTAAACCAAAGGTTCTCGCTAACTCTAACACAGAAGATCTTTCTTGTGCGTAATTGATTTGTGTTTCGTTAAATAACCTATCTGTTTGAAACGATAACATATCTCCAACCGCAGCGTTTAGTTCTAATAACATCATACCAACAGAAGCATCGTTAAAATCTGAAAACGTATCAGGATAATATTTTCTAATAAACTCTATTAATTGTTCTCTTACATCAGAGAAATTTCTAGCGTTATAATCAATTTTTTTTGCCATATATTAAAATGTTAATGTTAATGTATCAGTACTACTAAATGTCCCATCAGTAACACTATACGATAATTCTACTATTATTGACTCTTCAATAGAGTTTTTTTTAAATTCAATACTATTAACCACTAAATTAGGTATATATAAACTTATACTGTCATTTAAACTATCCCTAATTTCTTCATGTGTAATACTATCATTAGGTTCAAATATATATTTTTGTAAATCGGAACCAAAATCAGGTAAGTATAACCTTTCACCTTTATTAGTTAATAATAAATGTAATAAGTCTGCTTTTATCGCATCTCTATCAGTTTGATTTAATTTAAAGTAGAAACCATTTCTACTATCTTTAAAAGGAAAATCAATATTTACATACCTAGTTCTTGCCATTTGTATATAAATATTATATAATTTATTTTTTGTAAGGAAATAGTAATAATAAAAAAGTATGTAAAAAATTTGGTAGTTTAGTAAAAGATCCTTATATTCGTAGTATAAAAAATAAATAATATGAAAAAGATAATTTTAATAATCGGAATTTTAGTGGGAACTTTGATAAGTTCAAATGTGTATAGTCAAGTAATTGTTGCAACTATGGACTCAAAAATAGAAATGCAATCTAAGGGTAAATATGAAAATCCAGTAATGGTAACCCAAAACATACAATCAATCAATGAAAAGGATATGACTTACAAATATGAAATATTCTTAGATGAGAATTATATGAAAATTTATAAAAATGGTAAGTTTGTAACTGACTCACCTTTTGATTCATATGAAAAAATTAATAACAGTATTTATTATTTTTACTCTACATTTACCCCTTCTGCCCCATATGAACATTTAACTATTGATGACGTAATAATAATTGATTTTGGAAACAATAACTTTTTCTATAGTTGGTACGACCCAATTGTAGATGTTACAATAACACAGATGGGTGAAAATAGTAATATAAAATTTAATTAAACTTACCTATATAACACAAAAAAAGGTGACTAATTAGTCACCTTTTTTATTATAGTTAAAATATTTTAATTATGATTTTGCGGAACCAGTAACAACATTCATTCCACTAGGAATTGGTACTTTAACTGATGCATCACCACCATTAAAATTAGAGCCTCCTAATTTTAAAACTAAGTTACTACCTATAAGAGCTTTAAGTTTCTTTAAATCGTCAAAAGAAACCATTGCCCTAACCACACTAGGTGAGTCAATACCATAATTTTTCATTGAGGATGTTTTACCATCTACAGTGTGTTTTGATACATGTGACACCGTACCAGCATCAACTGATGGATTAAGTATAGATACGGGTGTTTTAGGGGGTGCATCAGATGGTATAAATACAGCT